GCCGCGTGTTTGCGCCGCACCTGCCGCCGCACTTATTCCATATTCTTTAGCCGCCAAACCGGCTTTGCCATATGAAACAGTCAATGCATCGACAGCAGCTTTTTGAGACACCAAACTTTTCAGCGCGGCAGCACCACCAAGACGCACAACTGCAGAATACGCCTCCATTGCAACACGGGCGGCCGCAAAGTAAATCGCCAGCTTGGACAATACCGGGAAATCTTTTGTGAAATCGCTAATTGCCGTTGCAACCGTTTCAACTGTGGATGCCGTTATTTTTAAAATAGGCAATAAGGCATTACCCAGTTCTCCCGCCATATTGGAAACTGCCGCCTTGGCCTTATTTATTTGCCCTTCGGTAGTATTTAATGCAGCTGCCGCCTCCTTCTGCATCGCGCCTTGTATTTGTGATTGGTCGTTTACCAAGCCCAAAGCCTTTTCGTACTCGCCGAGCGAGCCGACCAAGAGGGCGATGTCGTCGCTGTACTCGGTGCCGAAGAGTTGCGAGAGCGTCAGGGCGCGGCTTTGTTTGTCCAAGCCTTCAAGTTTATGCAGGAACTCGGTCAAGGCCTGCTGCGGATTCGCGGCGATATTGGCCGCCATCTCGTCTGCAGACGTACCGATACCTTCCAAGGCCGCCTGAAAGTCTTTGCCCTGGCTTTGCGCGGTTTGCAGTTTTTGCAGCATGGCGTTGATGGCGGTCTCAGCCACTTCGGGCGGTTTGCCCAATGCGATAAAGGCGTCGGCAAGCGCGGCGGCTTCGTCTGCGGCCAAGCCGAACTGTTTCGCCGTACCGCCGATACGCGCCATTGCGGCGACAATGTCTTTTTCTCGTGCGGCGGTATTGTTGCCCAAAACGTTGATGGCATCGCCGAGTTTCTCCACTTCGCCGATTGGGAGCTGGAACACGTTGGCAATCGTCGCGGCGGCATTGCCTGCCTCTTCAGCGGTCATGCCGAAGGCGGTTGCCATAGTCGCGGTAACGCGTGCAAATTCATCCAACTTATCGGCAGCAATACCTAACTGACCGCCAGCGGCAACAATTTCAGCCATCTGCTCCGGCATCATGCCGAACTCTACCGCCAGTTTTTTAACTTGCTCGCCCAACTGTTCGATCTGCTCAGGAGTGCCGTCCACGACTTTCCGAACACCTGCCATTGCGCTTTCAAATTTAATTGCGGGGTCGGCTAGTCCGCGAATAGTCCCCATAGTGGCCGTAACGGATGACGCCAGTGCTGTAAACCCGGCCACTCCAGTTTTAGCCAATGCGCCCATCTTTTTAGACGTGCTAAGGCTTTGGTCTTGCAATATTTTAAAACTATTGCAAACAGAACGGATGCCCTTAACCGCACCTGTCACGCCGGCTGTAATGACTAATCCTATTGCTAGATTGTTTGACATGTTTTATAGTCCAGTTTAATTAATAAGGAGGAAGAAATGACAAGAGAAAAATGGGTGGAAAACACACAGGCTGTTTTATTGCTTGCACTTGTTTTAAGTTATCTCGGCAGCCTTTATCATTTTTTAGTTTTTTATTCAGAAAGTAACTCGCTCTCATGGATTTCCGTTTGCGTATCTGCTTTTTTATTTGCACTACCGTGGATATTGGTCGGCGTCCTGGTGATGTTTTCGTGTAGAGTTATTATCATCTCGCTTTTTGGATTATTCACCACACTTCAAACCCTACTTAAACACTAAACAAAAAGCCGCTTAAATAGCGGCTTTTGTGTACCTTGCTTTTATCTGCCGCTCCGCTTGAATAATCCAACGTTCCACTTCATCAAGCGTCATCTCTTCCAGCTCGCTTGGCTGGAATCCAAACCAAAAGGCCAAGTCGGCCAGGGCTGCATTAAGGCTTTCCGCGACTACTTTCCCTTTTGCATTTTCTCAACAATTTTTGATGCAGCCTGGAAGTCGGCAATATCAAGCTCGTCAATATCTTCAGGCACTAAGCCAGTGACGATTGCAAGTAAACTTACCGCCATTTCGGTTTCGGTATTACCTGTCATTTTGCGAATATCGCGCACTTTAGGGCGGCGAATTTTTAACTCGGTGATTGTATTTCCTTGCCCGTCAGGGAATGGGAACTCTAATTTAAGAATGGTTTCAGACATAAAAAAACTCCTTTGTGAGTGCATTGTTTAATGTTCACAAAGGAGAATATCGCATTAGCCGTTTTATTGATTTTAAAGGCGTTTAAAGGTTTTCAATCCTTTATTGACCGATATTGGTACGGTATTTTTGCAACACATCTTGACCGTTTACACGGTAGATGTTGGCAAACAAATCAATAAACAGGATTTCTTTGCCTGCCACAGTTTGCTTAATTGAATTTACTGTAAAGGTATCATCAAATGCAGCATTTTCTTTATTTTTAATACCAGTACCTCCTACTTTAGCTGATGATACATTCATAATGGTTACCATTGGTTCTTCGGCTGATAACCCCCTTGCATCAAAAACTTGTAAGTTAGAACGACACATTAATTGAATATTTTTAAATGGGTTATACAATTTGGCTCGCACTTCAGGATAGAAACTATCCCAAATCACACCACCTTCGATTGCATTGGCTCCCGACGGTAATTTAATTGTGCCGAATAACCCCAATCCTTTATGCTCAATCATCTCAAATTCAATATCTGGAATCTTGAATTCTTGTGCTTTACCCATTTGAGAATTGCCGTCGATATACACATTGGCATTCCCAATTTGGTTAATTGAAATACTCATCGTTTCTTACTCCTATCGTTGTGAAACCAAGTTTGCCAAGTATTTACGGGTCATTACTGAGCGATTGGTCACGCGTTCACCCGGGATTTTTGGTGTGTAGTCATACACCAACGGAATATGCCCTTGACTAAATTCATTCACTAAATCCTCATCATAATCAAGTCCTACGCTATAACCCACAAGGGACTTTTGTGAACGCATAAAAGTATCAATAGTTTCAATGAAACTATCAATTAAGGCGTCATCAATCGGCAAGTCAATAAACTGCAATTCAGCTTGGCGAATAGATTCATCGATAATATCGCCCGTGCGTGAAGCCACTTCAAAATTACTGATGTGGGTGACGGTTGGAAAGTTAGATGAACGATTCCCCCACAAACGAAAGCCTGTGCCAAATGAGTTAAAAATGGTTGTGATGCCTACTGCGTTAAGCTGGTTAGTTTCAGATTGCTTATCATCAACACGCGCAGTCAGTGGAACCTCCATACCAATCACACCGATTAATTCGCGATTTGAGGTGCTAAACCAATAGCCATGTTCCACGTCCACTTTCATTCGTAAGCCTGCTGCGTGGGTGGCTAAACTTTCAAGCTCATTACTTGAACCAATTGCATAAGGATAAAAATGTCGAACATTTTCATTACTCGCTGACGCATTGATTGTTCCCATTGGCCCACGTCCTTGAATGGCTTTAGAAAGCGATGTGCCTTTTGGTAACTGGATATACGCTTTTGCATGAAGCTGATCGGCAAGCGTACCCAATGCCGCTGCACAACTTGCAGTTTTATCAAATTCAGGGCAGATTAGAATTTTTGCGTCAGCGCCGTAAAGGTTGAAGCCATCACGCAATAACTCAAAGCCTTTGCGTTTACCACTTACCGAATCAATGCCGCCTTTAATATCTTCTTCGGTGACTTTGCTTGGGTCTGCGTAGTCGTAGGTGGCTTTTAATTCACTGTGTTTTGCTTTTAGGATAATTTCACCTGTTTGCAAATCTACGGTGTAATCGTTACCTTCCGTTAAAGTGCGGTCGGAAACTAAGGTTAAATTTAATAAGCCTGCATGAGCGGTTTGCGCACGTAATGTGTTGCTATCTTGGGTTAAAGTTTCGTCGGTGACATTGGTTTTGTGTTTGGTCGGGTCTAATACGTTGACCACATACACTTTACCGGAGGCATAACGCGCCAAAATGTCAAAAGCATCTGGCAGTGTAAAGCCTTTATTTAAGATCACCCCAAATTTTGAAAAATCTTTGGTGGTTTGGCACACGGTGAGTTCATTCACCGCGCCAATTGGGGCTGTGCCGACAATACCGATAATTGCGCCATCGACGGTACTTACAGCAACAGAACCACTGTTTTCACGTTTTGTTTCTGTCCCATGATGAAATGCCATAGTTATCTCCTAGGGTTGATTAGGTTTAGGGTTGTCCGCACGGCGATAAAGTGCGGTGGTAAATTTAGGTAAATTGCTTGGTTCGCAAAGCTCTACTTGCCATGTTTCTGTCTGCACCAAAAGCTGATACTGCCAAAGGCCGTCTGACTCGCCGCCAAACTCTTCACTCACTAAACTACACGCTGTGCAGTTAGTTGGTTTAAACCCAACTATTGCCAAGCGGAGTTGGTCTAACATTTCGATTGCCCCGTGGTCGTCATGCTGACTTCGAGCAATCACAGTAAGCGCAACCATCACCACTCGGCGTTGCTGGATAACATCCACGCTGTCGATGCTTTCAAACTTCGACCCGGCGTATTGCACTAAAACAGCACCGAATTCGTCTGTGAGATTGTAGTGCTCCAAATCATCAGGAAATAACTCAATGCTAAACTTGTCCGTTTTATCGGCTATCCGTTGCTGTATGCTTTCTAAAATCGGAAGCGTTGCACTCATATTAATATCCTGTTAAATCGAGCTTCTGTGGCGCGCGCGTGTTGAATTTCAGCGCGGTTGGGTAGTTATCATCGGTCGCGCTCCCGATTTCCGTCAGGCCAAGATGCAGTTTGCCGTTTTGAATCCGTTCCAGGTCTTTCAAGGCTTGTGCGTGAGTTTCGCGAACATTGTCCGGAAATCCTTTACCGTCAGGACGGCGGGAATACAACCAATGACGTGCGATTTGCAAACAAATATTGCGTACCAAGGTCGGCACTTGATTTAATGGCAAGACGTAACGCGAGCGCAAATAGCCGTCCACGGTTTCCGTGGCGTATTCGCAAGCCTTATCCAATGTCATCTGATTTGCAGTAGTTGCGCGTGATGTATCATTTGATAGGGCGATTAGCGTACTTTCGCTCATCACGTCTTCTAAATCTTGTGCCGTGATATACATTACTTGTTTTTACCTTTGCTTGATTTTGTGGTTTCGTCCGCTTCTAAGTTAGCTTCTAAGTTAGCTTCTAAGTTAGCTTCTTCGCCTGGTTCTTCCGCAGACGTTTCAGCAGCAGCTTCTTCTGCAGACGTTTCAGCCGCCGCTTCTTCCGCATCGCTTTCAACCTGTTCAGCTGCGGTTAATTCATCGCTTGCAGTTTGTTCAGCTTGCGCGCGTTGCTCACTGTTAGTTTCAGCCGGCGTAATGTAAATCGCGAGCTTGTCGGCTTCTTCTTCGGTAAGCTCAATCACATCGTTTTGCTCATATCGCTTGCCGTTGTGTAAAATTGCCATCGCCGCTGCGACTAAAAATGCCGTTTTTTGTTTATCTGACATAATTCATCCTTAAAATAAGTTGAAATTAAACCGCACTTAAATCGCGTTTAAATGCGGTTCAAATTGGGGTTAAATACAACCTTTGATTAAGTAACCAGCAGATTTACCCACGATGTATGGTTTATTGATATCGGTCGTGCGAACGATTTCAACTTTGCCACCCACTTCGGGGTAAGTATCTACATATAAGCCGTTTTTGCGGCGTACGGTATAACCAAATGATGGTTCGTAGATATTTTGTTTTTGCTCTTTTGATGCCGGCGCAACATAAGCCAACACAATCGCTTTCGACCAAATATCTTTTAATTCGCCAGCTTGTTCATGCACCGCTTCACCCACAACAACGCGATCTACTTTGATTAATTTTGCAAAGTCTTCCGGTGTTAATACGGCTGTCGCCACGTATTTGATTTTTTCTAATACTTTCGGGTGTTCGCTTAACACTTCCCATACATCGCCGGAAATTGCACAAACGTTTGGTTTACGGCCTGTGGTGCGTTTAATTGCACGAATACCGGTTTTAATCACACCAATAGGGTCTGAATTAGGGTCGGTAAATTGAGACGTGCCGCTTAATGTCACTTTGTTTGTGGTTTCGTAATTCGCTTCGTTTAAAGCTAAGTCCGCACAAGCTTTTTCACGACCGAGTGCGATGACATCTTGTGTCACACCGGTTGCATATTGGCGTAATGGATAAACACCTTCGGTTTCATTCACTTCGCGGATGTCGATTGGATATTCGATGTCGTTTTCTTCTAAAACAACGGTCAATGAACCAATATCTTCCGGCGTTAAACGATTTGATGCTGCACGAAGCTCACGTTTTGTGGTTTGCAAACGGAACGCTAAGCGACCGAATGTAGGGATTTTGCCACCTTCTTTTTGCGTTTCAGCGATAGGGAACAACACTTCAGAAATCATGTTGCCGTTGTAATAACCTTGTGCGAGCGCCGTTAATACCGGGTCAACTACGCGTTGTTTTGATAAATCAGTCATGCATTTGCTCCTTATTGAGTGATTGCGTTAAATGCGGTTGTGTAGTCCACATTGTGTTCTTTCATATAAGCGCGGACTTTCTTGTCCATATCAATGGACTCATCGCTTGTGCCTTCGGCGTATTCCACCGTGCCGTCTTCTGCGGTTGTGGCTTTTTCTTTGGTAGCCACTTCGTTAAATTCAACGATAGCGGGCTGCG